ATTCAAGGAGGGACGTGAAGGGTTCTTAATCCATACACCAGTAAGCACAGGCGTAATGGTCTGTGTATCACGGGCAGAGTATGGACGCTTACCAAACATAACCGTTGCAGCTTTGGATATAGCTGAACCTCCACCAGTTACAGTGAATGATCCTGCTGGTTGCTGAGCAGTAGTGAACTTAGCTCGATACCACCACACAGCTGCTGCGTCATCACCAGTAGTTGTACTGATGTTTCCTAGCTCAGCATCAAATCCTGGAATGGTTGGTGAACCTGTCCAGTCATCTTGCTTCCAACCGAGCACGACCACCATGCTTGGAGCTGAACCAGGCGTGACAGCCGGATAAGCAATGTTCTGAGCAGATGCGTTCGTCTGTATTGCTGGTCCGCCTACGGGCGTTAGAGCGGCATTCCTGAACGTAGTTGTCTGAGCTGTCGTATCAGCATTGGCCACACCACCTGTGAAGGTAATGGTTGGTGCTGCTGTACCGTCATGAATCTTTCCGAAGAGACGGACGTTTCCCATGTCAACAAGCGTGGTCCAACCTGAAGGTTGATTAGGAACACCAGCACCCGAGTTACGGATAGTTGCCAGACAGAGGATAAGATCCCCTACTGCTGTTGACCCGTTATAGGCAACAGCTAGTGAAGCGTTGTTTCCTGTGAACGGACCTGATGAACCTATCCATGACATTGCAGCTGAGTCGACATAAGAAACTCTGTAAGTGTTGAGTACACCCGCAGTGAATTCATAGTCATCTAGCTTGCCTGCCCCGGCAGTAATGGCGACAGTCAAGCCACCTCTAACGGTAGTCCAGGTGATGCCATCCGTGGATCTTTCGAACCATGCATAGTCGGCATCAGCCGGAGCACCCGTAAAGGCTAAGCGAACGCGAGATAGATCACCCGCATATGTTGCTGTAAGAGTCATCTATCTGCGTCCTCCTGTTCCTGTTCTAATCCCCGTAAGGATTGCGTCGCCTTGTTTGTCTAGCTCACCTTGAATAACCATGCTTAGCTGTTCTGAAATATCTATATTCAGAGTGAAGCTCTGATTTCCACCTAGCTGGTTATTAGGAACGATGGTTCCCTGTCCACGAGGAACGAAGAGTTCAGGACCCTTTTCACCAACAATGGCAGGACCGTTAATAGGTCCACCCTTAGCTAGATATGGAATGTTTGGGATAGATGGAATACCAACTACGCCAGTAATATTATTTACGCCACCGATAGCACCGTTAATAATTCGGATGACTGCGTTAATGGCAGACTTAACGCCACCTACTACACCATCCCAGATACCACCGATAAAGCGACCAACAGAGCTGAAGGCATCCTTGATACCTTGGACACCTTGGTTCCACTTGTCCTTAATCCATCCAACGACTTCACCGATCTTGCCGGTAATGCCATTCCATAGATAGCTAAACCACGCGGTAATAGTTCCCCACACTGATTTAACCCAGTCGACAGCTTCTGTGAAACCTTGCTTAATCCAGTCAACAGCTACGCCTATCGCATCACCGATTGCACGGAAGATACCTAGGAAAAACTCCTTGATAGGCTCCCAGTAGGTAATGATCAGAGCAACGATAGCAATCAAAGCTACTACCGCTGCAATAACAAGACCAATAGGGTTTGCCATCATGGCAGCATTTAGAAGCCACTGAGCAGCAGCCCATACACCGATAGCGATGATGAGCGGAGTAATCCAGCTAGTGTTCTGCTGAATAAAGTTAGCGATGTTCTGAAGCACAGGTGCCAAGAACTGAATCACCGGAACAAGAATGCTCGCTACGGTTGTCGCTAGATCAGCGAACGCTGTAGCCAGTGGCGGAATGATTGGTGCTACAGCTTTAAGGGCAGCAAGTAGTACAGATGAAACAGCACCGCCTACGGTCTGTAGAGCTGTACCGAATGCCTGTAGAGCTGCTTGCCCTTCTTTGCTTGACGTGAATCCGTGGATCGTATCGAGCACCTGAGCGAGTGGACTAATAGCCCCTTCTGCACCAGCGCTTAGACCCTTGAATACGTCACCGACAATGCCGACGATATCGCCAAGCATCGCAAAGAGTTGCTTGAACGCGTCAATGCCACCTTGAATCCAGTCAGCTATCTTGCCTGACTCTTTAGCTTCATGAACCCAAGCAGCGAATCCCTGTGCAGCTCCCCCGGCACCAGCCGTTAGGTTGGTGAACATGTTCGAGCCGACAGAAGCTACGTCTAAGAACGCTTGACCTAGTGGTGCCAGTGCTGCACCAACGTTAGTCACAAAGCGAGCTGAGTTCGAGAGGATAGCATTTAGACTATTGACGTTCTCTTTCTGCTTCAGCATTGCCGTGAACTTGGTACCGACACCACCAATGGCAGTACCGATTCTCTCAAAACCACCTGTTAGTTGCGGGATTACACCTTTAAGATTCTGTACCGCAGGAGCTAGCGACTTCTCTAGTGAAGCAGAAACTTTAGACTTGAGAGTGTCGAGCGTTGGCGTTAGCTTCTCGAAAGCCTTCTTAACACCATCCGCACCTAGCTTCATTGTGACCAGAGCGGCACCAGCTACAGCAGCTGCACCAGGAACCAAGCCCAGTGCACCCGAGGCCGCTACGGCGAAACCAGCTAGGCCGGATACCGCATTAACGCCACCCGCAAGACTAGACATCGAGCTTGCTAGCTGTAGTCCGCTCTTAGCAGCAGAACCAAAGCTACTTGAAAGACTCTTTGAGAACTTTGAACCGTCCCCATTCAAAGACTTCAGGGAAGCCTGAGCGACTGTTACGCCACGTAGTAGACCTGATATGTCCGATAGGAACTTAAACTTGATATTACGTTGACCATCTGCCATTTAGCATTTAGCCCCCTCTCACGAACTCGCTAACCGCATCATCAGCAGCCGCGAAGAATAGTTTCTGAATCAATGGCGCTTCCTTCTCGATAAGCGGGAAGAACCAATAGCCCTGACTTCCACGGTGCGGTTTGTACTGTCGCTTGATATTCCCGCGATACTGTGGAGCGCCGAACCAACCGGACCTTGTGCTTGTACCGAACTCAGAACCGAATAGGACTGCGTACGCGGGTACACGTTGCTTACCCACCTTGCGAGTACCACCCGCTTGAACAACCGGCACACGGTCGCGTAGGGCTTTAATCGTGGGCACCATGAGTGCTGCCTGATGCCCTTCAGCAGTAGCAGCAAGTTTTGCCTTACCGGCTAGTGCAGTCGCAATGTCTTTTGACTTGTCACGTAGCCGGTCGTTGGCATCTTTGGGTAGCGCTTGCATCTTACGTAATGCTTGGTCGAGCCCTTCAATTCTGATTGGCACGATAAGACTTCTGTTAGCCATGAATACTCCTATCCGGATACAGCGTTAGGACTACGTTTCTTGCCCTTAGATGCATCCTCTTCTGCCTTACGGCGTTCGACTAGCATCTCCACAACTGTTGCCATGAAGAGCTCGCCCTCAGTCATCTCAAACCATTCATCTGGTTTAACGCCAGTTTCGATAAGCAAATAACTGAGGGTCCATCCGAGGCTACCTACTTTGAAGCTTTTGGGCCGTCATCCAACTTAGGTTCAATATCGTATTGAGCCATGAAGTCTTCTAGAGATCCCTTGAATAGCTTCTTGTCTACGGCGACAACGTGTGCCACTTCATAGACTGATGCAAGACTCTCATTAAGGTCTTTTGCTGATTTGCCGGTAGTGGCTTCCCAGCGAAGAGTCGCACGAGAACCTAGAGTCACCTCAAAGCTATTTCCATCATCATCGGTACACACCATTACTTGACTCATACTGAGATCACCCCGCGAGTTACCGAAGTAACGCTTGAGTAGTCAACGTATGCACGTCCCGCATTGGCATCACCATAAGCGCGACCGAATGTCCCAACCGGGAAAGGGCCGATAATACGGAAGCCAGCAGCAGGAACAGTAACGGTTAGATCGGCTACGTCTAGACCATCCACAGTTAGTGGAGTCTGAACAGTAACGGTGATCGGTGCGCCTGAACCATTGAGCACATAGAGCATGGTGCGTCCAGTGTCGATAATATCGCCATCAACAGTAGGACCAGTTAGCACAGTTGCAGTGCCGGTACGTGTAACAGGTTGTGTAGTAACAGATACTCTAGCCATTTATTACACCCCCGTCGCTGTGTAGCTTATGACCTGGAAAGTTGTTTCTGTCATATCGTTGTCGCGTACGTCTCCACCCAATGGGCCTGGACGTGCTCGCAGAACACCAGTGACAGTGAACTTCTGATCAGCCTTATCGTTAAGGTGAACTAGTTCAAAATCGACGTCTTCACCCTTGTGCTCCCATAGAAAGCGGGAAACACCAGTGGTGTGGAAGTCGGCATAGAAAGTAACGTCAAGTGTTGGGTTGTCGTCTACTTCCTGGACAGTGCGGTTAGCTCCTGAAGAACAGTAGCTATATAGAACGTCTCCATCATCGATACCCGGATCGAACGTGTATGACTGCACCTGGCAATCCACACTAGTTCCGTCAAGGGTGAATGAGATGTTCTTATTACGGTTTACGTTTAAAGACATTGTTTATCCTCCTAAGGAAATTTGTACTTCGAATGTGTAGCAGGGCAGCGAGGCCGTCCCAGTTTCTAGAAAGTTGAAGCTTGCAGAAGAAACCTCTGCAACGTCGGTTAAGTCTTCTACGGCTTGTGCTACTTCTGGCAGTAAGCGGTAAAGACTGTCAGTGTTCTTTGAGTCAGCACTCACAACTAGGTATAGCTGCAAGACGCCATCTACTGGACAACCTCGTATGAAGTTGATGCTAGGAACTCCCATAACTACAGCTGGTGTAGCCATATCGGCAACGACTGCTTGATAGACAAGAACACCATCTACCGTCTTGAGAGCTTGATAGATCTCAGTAACAACTTCTTTGATGGATGCCATTACGCAATCACCGGTGGAGCGTATCGACCGATACCTAGCATTCGTTCTATGTCTGCGTCGAAAGCAGGAACGCGAGCTGAACCCAATTCACCTAGAGACACAAAGCCTTCAGGTGAGTTACGTCTAGTAAACCAACGTCCAGCTTGTCTCAGGGTTCCGAGAACTGTAAGGACTGTTGGCTTAGGACGTGTGTCGAGCTCATCAAAGCTAAAGTCCATGTCCCACTTATTCGCTTCAACGTATGCAACAGCAGCGTCTAGACATTGCTGTAGTGCTGCATCATCTCTATCGTCTTCACGGTTGGTTACATCAGTGAACTTGTCTGCTTTAAAGTCTCCTAATGTTGGTGGCCAAATAGCCATTGAGCATTCTCCTTTAAGATGCAGAAGGGGCCACCTTTCGGCGACCCCTTCTGTACATCCTGTTTATTAGCTAGCAGCTGTAACCTGAACAGCCTTTACGCCGCGCCCGCCTTCACGAACGATGCAACCCGCGTAACCCCAGATGCCAACCTTGATTGTGTGAGGTCCGGCAACCTGATCGTAAGTGAACTCGGTTAGGCCACTCTCGAATAGAAGGGTGTCCTGTGGCTTAAGGATAAGGAACTTGTCCGGGTATGAACCTGTACCTACACCTTCAGTCTGGATAACTCCTAGACCACGAATACGTCCTTCGACGGCAACTTCACCGACACCGAAGACGTTCATTGCGACACCAGAGTCACCACCGATTAGCGGACGACCATCAGCATCCTTTAGCTTAAGGAATGCACCATAACGCTGAGGGGTCATAACGATTAGTTCAGCGTTGGCGTGACGCGCTACACGTACAGCAACAGATGCGTCAACGACTGCATCTAGAGCACCAGTTACGAAAGCCGCTTCATTGGCTAGGGTCGCTGAGACACCAGCTGCTGTCTTAAGCTTGGAACCTACTAGAGCTTCAATCTGGTAGTTGTATACGGAAACGAGGTCACCGAAGATAACTGCGTCGATTGAAGGGTCTGAGCTGTCAAGGAACTGACGTGAGTAGTCCTGCTCACCAGTGATGGTTACAGGAGTCATTACATCGGTACCTGTGGTGATTGCGTTAGTAGCGGTAGGCGCGTCGTTCTCGTTCGCCTGTACACCTACTACTGAATCAGTACCCGCAGTCTGCTTACCGAAGTTGATTGCACGTGGGTCCTGACCTAGCGGAAGGTTACGAACAGCATTAGCGATCGCACGACCTTGACGCTTAAGTGTCTCGAACTCATCAGTCATCCAACGAGGCTGGATAAGACCAGAACCCGCAGATGTTGATAGCGCACGTGTGTGAGCCTGTAGACGCTCAGCCGCATTACGGTTTCCCTTTGAAGCCTGGTAACCATCAGCGAAGAATGAGTGTCCACCTTCCTTACGGTAATGACCAGGGTCACGGTCCTGAGTTGTGAAGCGTGAGCCGCGTGTTTCCTCGGCTCCTGTGTTTGCGTCTACTTCTGCCGCTAGAGCGCCTACCTTGGTAGAACGTTCCTGAGCTTCAGTTAGAGCAGTGATTTCGTCGGCTAGCTTGCGTGCTGCCTCGTTCTGCTCTGTAACACTGCGCAACTCGTCATCTGATAGGTCACGCTTTTCTGTGGCTGCCTTGTCAGTGATTGAACGAACGTTCGCGTTTAGTGCGTCGAACTTTCCTCTCTGTGCAGCGATATATGGATTAGACATTGTATAGCTCCCTTTAAAGTATTTTTGTGTTGCTAAACCTCCTGTTTGCCGGGTGTCGTTAATAAGATGTAAGGGGTGCAGCTATGCCTAGCTGGGTGTCTTAGTTCTTAGAACGGGGTGCGGTACATATCAAGCCAGTGGAGGCAATACAGGCCATGTGGCTAGTATTTGCTGAGCTTGATTTAAACGGGTTCTGCTCTGTTCTGCTCTGACGGCAGTAACTAGAGCGTCTTCACCGTACGCACCTTCAGGCACTACTGATACCTCAAAGAGGTGTGCTTTGGTACGTTCAACAACGCCATTGGGTAGGCGTCTATCTGAAACCATGTGGAACCCTACAGATAGATCTGTTAGCGCCCCGTCTCTTAGTAGCTCTAGAGTCTCGTTACCTCGCTCGGTATTGGAGACTCTGAACTGCATATAGAGACCACGTGAATCATTACGCATCTCGATAGCGCGACCAATGATTGATCCGCCTTGCGATTGGTGATCACGAGTGAACTTGATTCTATTAACAGCAGCGGCCTGGTGATCAAATGCACCAGAGGCAAACTGTTCTACTAGAGTGGCATCAATACGCTTAGCTAGTCCGTATGGAACTACGATGCCTTCAACTGTTCGGCCGTCACCTGAACTACGTATTTCTAGGTCAGGTGTGAAGCTACGTATTTGCATATCGTCCATTACTTCATACCGCTCCATTCTTTAAAGTGTTCAGCGCATAGGCCGTACTTAACTTCAGGTTCTTTGCACTCCCCCGCCGTACATGTGGGCACCTTAGGAGTTTGCTTTGTCGCCTGTGTCGTCTTGCGTGTTGTTGGTGGCATCTTTGTCGCCTCCTTCTATTTGTCGTGGTGGTGGCGCTAGGTTCAGCGGCTTAGGTTTAGGCAAGCCTTCAACCTCGGCCACGTAGTCGGCATCAATGAAACCGGCTCGAATACCAATCTCGTAAGTCTGGTAGCGAGCCATCTTGTCTGGTCTATAGAGAGCATCCAAGTCGATTGACACTGTTGTTCCACGTGGAAACAGCAGGCTTAGCGCTTGTTCAAAGCGTGCGATCATACCTTGCAGCTTTCCGAACTTAACGAGGTTGATAGCTTCCTGTTCAATGTTTGAATAGGTGCCGCTACTAGTCTCGGCATTAAGGAACCATGCTGGCACACCGAACATATTCGCTATGTCGGTAAGCATGAACTTGCGAGCTTCAATGAGCTGTAGTTCTTCAGGGTTCCAAGCTAGTGCCTTGAACTCTGTCTGAGCGTTAAGCACGGCGACTGTTCTAGTGGCCTGAGACTCAAGCCAAGACGCTTTGAGCGCTTGTGCCTGTGCAGGTGTCAGATCAGGGTTTGAGTTCGTTAGAACGCCTGTGGGGACACCAGCGGTAGACAATGAGCCTGCTTGAGTGTTCTGAGCATGAGCTAGGTTCAAGGTACTCATCTGAAGTTCCAAGATCCCGTACCCGCGTACATCACCAGGGCGACATTCACCCTTGATATGAATTACTTCAACTGAGCTATACGTCTCGCTACCTACCTTGTATTCAATAGCGCCTACTGGTAACCATGACTCGCCTGGCTTCAGAACCCGTCTGATACCTACTGAGCACACAGGTACAGGAACTACTGAGGTTGGATAGCCGTTAGCATCCCAACTAGAGATAATACCGAATGCGTTTCCGTTCATGACATAGTCTGTTGCCCATGCGCTGAACGTATTGGCTCGTGTTTCCGGTGGTGATGGCTGTTCGAGCAACGGTGGTCTAGGGAAGATCTTCTCTGCTCTAGCTTTACCGTGTGTCGTATATGCATCCCATGGAAGTGAACCGATCACATCAGCGATAATCTGTACTGCTCTGGCGACGCCTGGAATAGCCATAGCGCCCATGTAATATCCGGCTGGGTAGTAACCTTGCGAATATCCTTGGATGTTCTGCCAGAACGGGACTGTGGAGCGAGTTTGCTCTACAGGCTTCTCCTTCTTAAATGGATTCCACATCAGCTCATACTCACTCCCCCCTTTAGATTTGTTTTCAATGTAAGTCCTTCCGTTAGTAGATAAGCCAGTTAGGTTGTGCTTCCGGCTCTTCTCTGGTCTGTAGCGCGTAGATAGCTCCTGCTGCTGCATATGCTGCGTCTACGTGACCGGCATCCTTACGAACGAATGACCAGCCTGTTTCGCCTTTGTAATAACGACGCGCACCTTTAACGTGAGCATTCAATAGCGGGTCATCAGGATGAATAATGCGACGACTAGAGATAAGTTCCGAGAACCCCTGACAAGCTTCATTGACTTTGGCACCGATCAATTCAACGCCATCGTATTGACGTAGCTCGGTAGCTAGAGCAGCAGCCGGACCAGTTGGAAACCACGCGAAAGCTATTGGCTTAATCTTGTCCATAAATGCTGGCAGTTTTGCTCTGACTTCTTCGGTGCTATCCCAAGCCGCTACCGACTCAAGGCGAATACGTCCGTCATCTGTCTGCGCAGCAGCAACTAGCGTCGCGTGATTTCCATCAGGTGCTATATCGAGACACAGAACAATCTTATTTCTAAGACCATCCATGGTGCCCTTATCGTCGGCCTGGTCGTCCCAAGCGTTTAGATCTACGGCAGTGTGAAGGTTCTCTACAGATTGACATAGAACCTCTGTACGGAAACCGTTCTGCTTCATGCCCTCTAGAGCGTCTTCAATCTCGCTTATCGGGAACATATAACCCAATGCAGGGTTAGCAGCTTTCCAGCCTTCTCTATTGTCAAGCTGACAGTTTTCTTCTGCCGACCACTCGAATAGAGCGATTGAGCTACTACCAGCAATGGCTTTAGCTCTTAGGTCATTGAGTACAACACTCTGAGCATCCCCCGCGTTCGAGATAGCCCAGATCTGCCCTTTGCGTGGTTTACGCGTTGTTGGCGCTAGCGCATTCCAAGCATCAGAGTTCTTGTGCTGCCTGATCTCATCTAGCGTGAGGTGGTCGATAGTCATACCACGTCCAGCGTCATCGTTAGTCGCACAGATGAGGTAGCGAGCACCGTTGGTCAGCTCTAGCTCTTGCTCACCGTTAGTCTTTCTAACCCCCGCCTTTTGAGCACGCAGGTCAGGTATTGCGTCTATGAATTTAACTGCGCCTTGCCACACTTCACGGGCAATACGTAGGTTCTGGGCAGTCCCTAGCACGTTCATTGCTCCATCTACATACATTTTGTAGAGAGCTATGACCTGACTAAGAAATGACTTGCCGTTCTGTCGAGCAACGATGATTAGAACAGTCTTGAATCTATAGCGACCGTTAGGTAGTAGTTCAAGAGCTCTAATCACTACTTCCTGTTGCCAAGGATAGAGAGGAACGCCCATAACGTCTCTGGCGAACCTGATAACCTTAAAGCCGTTTGAAGTTTCTTCTGTTAGTTCACGTAGCGGTTCAGTGCATAATCTGGGACTTGTGTTGCCGTATACGTCACCGAACTCACCATTAGCCTCGTTTTTGTAGCTCTGCAAGGGGGCTGGATTGATTGATAACAATAGGTGCGCCCCCCTTTCTTAAACTTGCTCTGGCCATAGGAGAGGCACCTAATGACTCAAGTACTGCTAGCAGCTTTGCCGCCAATTCGGCGATAGTTCTGCCGCTTTCTTCTACATCAATTTGTCCAGCTAATGTCAAAGCTAGAGCAGAAGCAGCCATATCTTCCGGATTAAGATCTAATTCTTGCAAAGTCTCTAAAGTCGCTTCACGAACGCTTTCGATAATGTGTCGCTTCATATGAGTGCCTTTCTGTGCGTGTGAAGTGTCGGGGGAGAGAGAACAGAAGGACGTGGATGTCCAGGGCTGGCATACCCTCAGAAAAAACGCAAGCCTTTTGCTCAACTTTCTTTTTTATTTTTACCAGTTTGTCTTTGGTGTTGGTTTTGGATCTTTTAATCTTCCGTCGCCCTTACTTTGGTTACACCATGCACATGCTGGCTGTAAGTTCTCTATGATGTCTTGTCCACCTTGACTCTTAGGTCTTATGTGATCCATGTGGGTGGCTCTACCTGTGCATCCTTCTCTTTGCAGTACACATGTGGTGCCACCTTCATTGAGTCTAAGTACTACTACTCTTAGCTCTCTCCATCTTCTAGTACTACCGTTCTTCCATGCTTTACTAATAGCTACTCCCTATCCCCCGCGTTTCTCAGACACGCCTGTAGTGGGGGTGGTACTAGGTGTAGTCATGTAGTACTGGTAGTCTCTGCCTTGGTATCTACTACTAAGGAGAGTTAGTGGCTCGCGAAAAGATCGTTCAATACAAGGTCACCGACGATTTCACTGGTGATTCGATTGAAGAGACTGAAGCTGAGTACATTAAGTTTCAGATCAGTGGTGTTGAGTACAGCTTTGAGGTAGGTGCAGCTACCCGTACTAAGTTCAAGACTGCCCTTAAGGCGTTTATCGCCAAAGGTGACTCTGAGCAGGATGAGGACGGTATGGGCCCTCACAGGCGCGTCCTAGGTCGAGCCGTCCCTACAGCGCTCCTAGCTACGTCTGAGAAGTCGCAGTGGTTGGCGCGTGTACGTGAGTGGGCCGGATCGAACGGTCACAAGGTGGCCGAGAAGGGCCGCATTGCCCAGAAGGTCACTGACGCTTATACCGAGGCCAACCCCAACGATCCTGAGCCGGACGCCTGATCTTTCGGTAGAGACGCTCTCAGCCCCCGTTAGGCCATTCCTGGTTTGGCGGGGGCTTCTCTATGTCCTGGTGCACGAGCTGCTGTGCCGACACAGCGTTTGTATCAGTATTTGTACCAGGTCAGCCGGCAAAGATATGTACCAATGACTGTACCAAGCTCGCCGGCTCTTATATGTACCAAGCATTGTATTGCCTATTTCGTCACCGTGACTTAACGGGCTGGTGTCATTGGATCTTGGGTTTAGCTCCAGTAAAGATATTTTTTCCCTCTGCGTCGACTGAGTTGCCATATTTATCTCTGAATTGAATGCCTACATTGGCAAAGTGGCGGCGGCCCTTTTGAAGCTTATAGCTTCCAGGATTCATTGCCTTATCATGAGCAATCTTAATGCCATTAACCATGATTCCGCCCTCTGCAATAAGACGCTTTGCTTCTCCCCTTGAGGCCACAAACCCCACTTGCTCGATAACCTTACTCAAATAAAGATCACTATCATCTATTAGCCTAGACATAAATGTAGTTCCAAGATCTCTAATGCCTTGCGGATCTAGGTCGTTAGCAAGCTGCTTGAATAGCTTAACAACAGCCATACGATCGCGCTCTTCAAAGGTAACAACCACCTGATAGTTAGATCCTGAGCCATTCGTCTTATGAATGATTGACTCTAATAGGACCTTAGGTTCTTCTAGGTCAAACGTCTCTATAGTCTTACTGCTATTGAACTTTCGCAATCCTTTTACTTCATCCATCTTGATACTTCTTTCTGGCCCCACGGCCGTTATATTTTCTCCCCACGGAGAATCCTTATTTCTTGTTACCCCGGCTGTCATGCGGTTATGTAACGAGGCAGAGACGAAGTCTCAACGAAGTGACGTAACGAATGACATCTTGGCAAAGCCAAGCCTCTATTCTGTTTCTTCTCCTATGGCTAGCTCTTCTGCACACTCTCTACAGATAGGATCTTGATTATCTTTTCTAAAGCCACCGGGCCAATTTCCTATCATGTCTTCACATTCGACACATAAGAAGCAGTCTTCAATCTCTGCTAGTAGTTCCTTTGTTGGTTTCATAGCTCATGGCATCCAATCCTCGTTATCTTCTGTAAGTGCTAGCTGAGCATCCGCGATAGGCACCTTATGGGCTATCAGAGCGTCTAGGGCTTTAAGTTTCATTATCTTGTATCTCTGATACCAGCCGAACGCTTTTGTTTGCCACCCGGCCGATTCAGCCTCTAAGGCGTCTATACGAGCGGACTGCTCTTGAAGTTTCTTGTCTTGCTTATCGGTAGTCTCGCGTAGCTCATCACGTAAAGCCTTGTCCATCTCATACTTGGGAGCCTTACGATGTAGCCACATATCGGCAAACTTGAATAGCGCTCCCCCACTGACCAAGCCCAGGAAGACCTGAATTACTGTCTCCAATTGGCACAGTCCTTTCTTAAGTTTGTACTTGAAAACCAGGGTAGAGCAGGAGTCAGCCTCAACCGCTCTACCCCGGCCGTCTTCTGTATATTGCATTGATCGTTAATAGTCTGGGATGAATGCAAGTATGAAGTTTAAAAGAGCCCCTGCATTTCAGTAGAAGTAGATGCAGGGACCCTTTGAAGGTGGAGTGAATATTTATTTAGCAGCGAGGTTTTATCCCTCTACTTAGTTAGTGTGCTGCAAACGGCTTTTCGGCGAGTTTTGCACTTTACCAAGTACAGTTCTCTTCTGCCTCCTGATCATACTTCGCTGGAAGATTCTTTCTGACTTTAGCTATCTCTTCTAAAGAGGGGTTGTTCTTTCTAAATTCCCTTACTCTTCTTCTAGTTTCATCTTCTAATATTGCACCTTCGGTGCGGTTTACCTCAATAGGAGTATCTGCCAATAGAGAAGAATGATTAGGTTTATCAATAGGAGAAATACTACCCGCGCTAGCGGGTGCTGAGCTTTGCTCAGCTTGACCTTCTTCCTTATCCTCTATTTTGATAAATTCTCCCTTGGTCTTTCTATTCATACTTCTATGGGTAGTTCTCTTAGTAGTTTGTGTCTTGTATGGAGACACCCCCTGTCTTGAATCTGGACACCCCCTGTCTTCTGTGGAGACACCCCCTGTCTTGAGAGAAGACAGGGTCACCATCTGAAGATCATAGAAATTGGTACCACCTGGCTTCTCCTTGGTTACATCACGGACTAGGAAACCTAGAGCTGAGAGGATCGTAAAGGCGTCTGAGATGGTCTGACGTGAAGCGTTGAACTGTTCAGCCAGTTTCGCCTGAGAGCACCACACCCCCTGTCCTGTTTCCCATGTAGCTCTCTTATCGGCTAGATGGTAGGCAATGAACCCTACTGTCATGTTCATCTTGATTGTGACTGTTTTACCAGTCTTCGTCTTGTGCTCGATATTAAGCTTAGCTGTGATGGCGTCGTCTATTTGGCGCATCCATTCGTTCTTGTTGTATCGCATGTCATGTCCTTAAATGAAAATAATCCCCGGGGGACATGACTACCCCGGGGATTAAGCCTTTTGGATTTGAGCTGGAATTAGATTCCTGATGTCATGTCATTGCCCTTATCTCTATTGTACGGATATCCATTTATGACGCAAATGGCTACTCAGAAATACTATCTGACTACTGGGAAATAGTATCTAAACCAAACAATCCAGAACCGTTACATAACCGTTACATTACCTTTTATCTAGCCAATGCTTCTACCAGCAACTATAGGAAGAGTAACGAAAAGGGCATAGTATAATTAGAGTATGCCCCGGAAGGTGGGGTAAATAAAAGGAAAAGCAGTGATGTAAGTGAAACAAATCAATATCCCCGAGGTTTGGAAGGACACCGAATACGAGTTCTACCAGGTAAGTAATCTAGGAAGAGTCAAGTCGCTTAAGTTTGGCAAAGAAAGAATTCTCCAAGCAGGAACACATGTACATGGATACAAGTTCTACTGCCTCTACACTGGTACAGGTCGTAAAGTAGTTACTGCACACTCACTAGTATGTGCAGCGTTTATCGGGCCACGTCCAGAGGGCAAGATTATTCTACATAAGAATAACAAGCCGCACGTAAACACCATCTTTAATTTGAGTTATGGAACACCCCGTGACAACTGGCTAGATTCAGTCAAGGCCGGTACAGCCTTTATAGGAATTCAGAATGTCGGCGTAGCCAATCAGCACGCTAAGCTCACAGAAGCCGATGTAGAACGAATCAGAGAGCTCTACGCTACCGGCAATTTCATTCAAGCCGAGCTAGGCGCAATGTTCAACGTCTCAGGTCCTGCTATCTCCAAGATTGTAAACCGCAAGGTCTGGGCTCATGTAGGTGCAGCGTGACAACCACCACTGAGCAGACTTTTAGAGATGCATGGCTAGAAGCGATCGGCAGAGATGACGGCTACCTAGCTATTCGCCGTACGGCTTTCGCCTATGCCGTTGATCCTGACGACCTGGTGCAAGATGTAGCCGAGTGGTTTATCAGCAATGCAGACGATCTAGAGGCCAAAGCTATCCAAGCCAAGGTCACAGAGAATTACATTGTGAAGATTATCAACAACCACGCTAAGAAGCTCGCCATGAAGGAACAAGCCAATAGGTTTGAGAACACTGGTCAGCACATCTACACAAAGTCCTTCATTCGCAAGCACAAGGGCGAGCTAGCTCAAGCTCAGGGGAAGTACACCAACGTCACGAGCGACGCTCACGCTGTCTATGTGGACTTTGAATGCGGTATCTCAACACTGACAGAGGATGAGCTAGAGCTATTCCTCACTCCCCCGGCTGACTATCCAGAGGATGAAGCAGAGAACAAGCGCTTTAGAACACGCGTCTCAAAGCTCACTGAGCATGTATACCGACGCATGAACGATGCCAAGTATAAGCGAGGTGCCACAGATGTTGAGCGATGAAAACGTACAGCGCCTTAGAGCAATGTTTCTCAGTATGGATGAATCTTTCAGACTACTAGGAGAAGGCTTACAAGAGATCACCGAAACACTAGAGAATATCAGCAAAGAACTACACAGATTGGAGACAGAGACATGGTTCAACTAATAGCACAGGTGCTCATAGCGCTTATCTTCTGGGCTTTTACGGCAGTAGCCTTTATTGCCGGAGGTCTATGGATGATCGCCGGAGGAGTACTAGCAGTACTTTCTATTATCGCAACTAAGGTAGTAACAGAAGTCTATAAGGAGAAGAAATGAGAGTAACTATTAAGCTAGACAACGACGTAGCAGACGGTTTCCGCATTGTTCGACAGTACGGTGACAAGGATACGGTTTTCACTATTGAGGGTGAAGATGCAGCCATTGCGGCATTCTATGTAGAACTAAACGACAAACTAGGAGATGAATGGGTATGAGTAACAACAAAGTGCGATATGGATACAACAAGGTAGATGGTAATGCGCAGTTCAAGTTATGGCGCTATAACGATGAGGCAGTGCAAGTAATCTGGGAAGGAAGCATAGAAGAAACCGGCAAGATTGAGCCACTAATTGACCTTATCAGTGAATACGAGGGCAAGTTGGGTTACACAAATGACTGAGCGATACATTCCAGACTTTGAAGATGAAGCAGCGTTTGATGCATACATTGATCAGCGTATCGAGCTTAAGCAGGAACAAGAACGCCCGGTAGTAGCTATTGATGATGAGTTCGTCAAGAACTTCCATAAGGAACGTGCTCGTGTTGTCAAAGAACAGATTGAGCAGGAAGAGCGAGATAAGGCACCAAAGGAAGACAAGCCAGTTAAGAAGGGAAAGAAGTAGCATGTTTCATAAACCAAACGAAGCTACCACTAAGTTTCTAGAGCTACTAAGAGGTCTAGCGCAGAAGGGTGACCACGCAGTATTTGAGAAGTGCACCTATGGAACTCATGAATACACTTTTCAAGCATTGCTCTGGCAGGCTCTAAGAAACGAAGACGATAAGGAATGACGGTAGATGGTTGCTCATGTCAGCACAGTTGGTATGGCAACCATCCCTGCCGGGGGTTATTAGTAAAGCTTCTAATACTCCCAGACGTACTACTTACAGTATGTGAAGCCTGCCAGGATGTCATAGCTACGCATGACTTAGGGCTACATAGCATGTACCTAGAGGCAGAGTTCACAACAGAATGATAAGCAATATACTCCCAGTAGCCAACGCTTAGGTCACGATAAGCCTAAGTATTAGTTATAAGGAGGTTCTAGAAGGATACTAAGAGAAGGAGGTAGAGACATGAAGGCATTAGCAATCATAGTAATAGCAGTACTACTGTTCGGGCTAACCATAAGTGAACCTGTACACGCCATACCAACCCCTAAGGCATGTATGACAGAAGTACTCGCAAGAGCTGCACAGCTAGGCATCAACGGCTGGCTATGGATAGAAGACAACGAACACAAGATAGACGCAGCGGCTTTTGTGGATCCTGCTACGCACTCAGTCCATATCTCTGATTTTGTATCCTGTGAGCTAGCCGTATCAGTCGCTAATCACGAATGGGCTCACACCCGTCAGATGGACACATACGGCGAACGCACAACAGCAGCATATGGAGACGAGCTAGAGATCATTGCCGATTGTGCATCCATGCTATTGGAAAGCACATACACCCCCTACATTGCCAGGAAGAAAACAAAGGAGTGTTTCGGATGTACTCAGCTACAGCTTATCTCGGCAAGGAACCTATTGAAATGAGACTATATGGAGAAGGAGTTACCCGGTGAACTTTGGATAGACCAGATACTAGAAGCTCTAGAGAGTGAAAGCTTTGATGAGCAGACAGCACGAGACATCCACACCATACTCACATAGCGAAGGGCCCTAGGATTACCTAGGGCCTTTCGCATATCTACTACTGCTTACGTGGCTCTACCAATGTTCCTGGTCCATAGAGAGTACTGACAGCCTTCATCAGATCATCGGCGTTGACGTAGCGGTTAAGCTCGTTGCCGTCCCTGTCTTCCAGAATGATGGACGTCTTGTCCTCGGTAACCCGCATATACAGAAGCTCAGCCATGTTCACTCCTATCGTCCGGCAGAATACTTTTCTGCTCTACCCTGATACTACATGTGACGCAACTACGCGCGGTCCAAGTATAAGCGGTGAACCAAGACAGCCGAGTCAATGCCTTCAAACTGAACCCACAAGGCATCATCCCCGGAGTAGCCAATAACCTGACCAGGCGTGCTAGGAGGAACCTCGGGAGTGTCTTCAGTCTTGCCCAAGGTGTATGAGCCGTTGACCTTGACGTAGTCGTTAATCTCAAGCTTGTTCATGATTCCTCCTAGAATACGAGTTGAGTATCAGGGTCAAAGCGGAGTCCCTTGCGGCCTGTTGGCCGCACACCGACTACAGGATAGATCCTTGAGATAGTTGCTCGTTGCTTGTCCACGGTGGCGTCTATGAAGCTCTCAGCGTCATCTACAGGCAGTGGGACAGTCTTTAGCTGCGTCTTACGTAGGGCTTTAATCTGCTCACGATAGCTAGCCGCAAACTGAGCATAGTCCGCGAACGTCATCTCGACATCAGGATTTTCCTTAGCAAGTTGCAGTTCCTCTAGCTGCTTCTCAAGCTTAGCTATCTTGACTTTGGTGAGATCTTCCTTAGGTTCCTCGGACGGCTTAGGAAGTTTCTTGATGTACTCATATGCCCGCCGGATCATATAGTCATCTACGGCTTTCATATTCCTGGTTACCTTGCCACAACCACCACGGTTTGTATTACACACGTAGCTAGGACTCTTGCCAGATAGCTTCACACCACAGAGAGCACATACCAGAATGCCTGTTAGAAGATGCTTCCGAGCTGTATTCCGTGAGAAAGCTTTCTTCCCGCTAAGAGCCGCTACCACTTCATAGTGCTCATCTTTGGTGAAGATGGGTTCCCATGAACCTTGTCCAACCACTTCACCCTTATAGGTCTTCATGGCTGCAAGCTCAGGCCTACGCAACGTACGTAGAAGATCCTGTGTCTTCCAGTCCTTACCAGTGGTTGTCTTAATACCCTTCTCGGTTAGACCTTTCACAATGGCATAGCCAGTCATACCCGCTACAGCTTGTTCACGAGCTTCACGAAGATAGGCTTTCTCCTCCGGGATTACGGAAGCATAGCCCTTGGTATAGCCACACGGACGTTGCCTAGCAAAGGGTGCTTTACCCTGCTTAGCGTTATAGAGCTTCTTCTCAGCAACAGCCCTACCAACAGCCTTGGCATAGTCAGCATCTACCATGCCCTTAATCTGTGACTGCAAGTCGTTCTGAATCTCACGCCCATAGGAGTCACGTACTTCTACCTTCTTCTTCTCTATCTTCTGAAGAAAAACAAGCAGCTCAATAAGCTCACGACTGATACGAGCCTGATCGCGTGCACAGATACGCTTAAGCTTGCCTGAATCAATATCACTAAGCATCCTTAGAAAACTAGGCCGGTCTAAGCCCTTAGAAGCTGAGATGCCTTCATCTACATACTCTTCTGCTACATAGCCCCCACGAGACTCAACGTAGGCAGTGTCGTTCTCCCGCTGTACATCGATTGACTCGGCATCACTGTCATCAGCTACGTAGCTCTTGCGGAGGTAGATCCCCCAAGGTTCAGGCATCGGCAGAGTCCTCACACGTGATGTGCCGGAAGACCTGTGTACCGGTCTCAGACCAGCCTGTAGGCGTCTGTGGGCTGCCCTCTGGCGTGAAGCTGTGCCGACATACGATGCAGGCTGTGCCGTCCTCTACAGCCGCTTCCTGGTCCATGTCACTCCTAGTAGCGAGTGCCTACCCTGTGTCTAGTACACAGGACATTACACATGGACATATTACCTCAGCTGTGTCATAGCCTCTGACCTGGTGTTACTCCGTTCGTGGCCTGGTCCACGGGTGTACTCTCCGGCCATGACTGCTGCCCCCAAGCTCCCAGACTGGTCACAGGCGCGCTATGCCGACGCGCTAGCCCGTAGAGACGTACTGGCCATCTTCGGCTACCTGGTAGAGCAGGGCTGGACACAACGACGCATAGCGTTCGAGCTTGGTTCTATGCAGTCAGAGATCTCGGACATCATGAAGGGCCGACGTAAGCCCATCAAAGTCAACTTCTTTGAGAAAGTTGCTAAGAGCTTCCACATTCCCCCGGGCAAGATGGGCCTAGCCTGGTCTGACAGCACTAAGCAGTATCAAGGCGCAGAAGCACCGGACATGCTCGAACATGCCATCAAAGCAATGATCGGTGAATCTTCTTATGAGCGGTCTAGCTATCTCCTAGATCCCACACCTAGCTATAGCCATATAGGCAAAGCAGACGCAACAGCAGCCAATGAGTACTTCCTAGCTATTCAGCGGATAGAGCAGCAGTACAGCGGACAGCTTCTACCGGCACAGGCTTTGATTCGCCAGACTGGACAGATGCTCAAGTCAGAGATGACTGATGATGTTCGGACTAGGCTTACCCAGATGCAAGGTTGGATGAACAGTTTTGCCGGATGGTGCGCTATCGACAGCGGCAACTTTGACCTAGGTATGTCGCACTTCTCAGAAGCCCTAAATATTGCCGGTAGCGTCAACGACCATCTTGGCAAGTGTCGTGCTCTCTACTCTGCTGGTAAAGCTGAGCTTCACTACGGCGACCCTGAGCAAGCACTGAAGCTCTTTCAGTTTGGTGTCATCCCTGCCGACGCTGTTGGTTCACAGCTCTTTCAAGCAGGCTTTGCCGCACACAGTGCATGGGCCGTCTCGCTACTGGACCCTTCACACGTTGCCCGCTACACGGAACACACGTGGGAATCCTATGGGCTGATGAAGCCCCAGAACGAGCGTGAGCAGATGGAGAAGTTTGTAACCCCCACCGACCTCCTAGCGGTCACCGGTCAAGCACAGGTGCTCTCAGCCCCAGAGAAGGCCATCAAGGATCTACGGCTGGCATTACGTAAGCGTCCGGCTAGTACACGCTCTACCGCGTTCGAGACAGCCACCTTGGCACATGCCTATCTGGCAGCAGGCTATACAGATAAAGCCCTTGAGACTGGCCGTAAGGCACTGAAGCTCGTGAAGAGTGTCAGGAGCAAGCGGGTAGCTGTACGTCTCAAGCCGTTGAAGGTAGCGGCCTATACGCATGGCTCTAGCGCGATGACTGAGCTTGCAGAGGACATACGTAAAGCTAGCTAGAACGCACCTACGGCAAAACAAAAAGGCCCCGACATATAGAATGTCGGGGCTTAATTGTTTTATTAACGTACTCGCCATACACGGAACTCGGCAGGCACTGTAGCAAATGCAGTGCTAGCAGTAGCTTGGTTGTTATAGCAGTAGGCAGAGATAGTGGTTCCCGCCGATAGGCTCACAGTCACACTCGCAGAAGCTGAAAGACCATTCGGCGAAAAGACACCATCAATAAAGAGGGCACCAGGCGGACCGAATAAGGTAGCAGCCGAAGTGCCGAGGTAAACGGCGTAGTTAAGACCAGTGCCACCCGGCATATAGACCATGGCTGAACAGGCGTAGAGGCCCGCAGTCAGTGTGGTGAACTGATTAGAACCATTCCAGGTGATACCTGAAGCGGCAGTGATGGTAGTGCCGAAGTTGAGCTTATTAGGACCAGTGATTAGTGACTGCGTACCGGAAGCTCGATACTCACCACCAATGATTGTATTGATAGCTGCATCTACGGTAACGAACTTGCCCTCTACGGCGGTAGCTAGAGCTTGTATCTGAGCAGCACCGTTAGGCGAGTCATTTGAAACAGGATATGGAAATCCATATGTAGGTGTTGGCATTATTTCTCCTTAGTGAACTCCCTTCAGATAGGGGTTGATTGTTTAAAGCGGAATGATGGTAATGTTGCGTGTATCAAATCCACCGGCGATAGTGTTATCGGCGGATTTATATTTAGCAGTGAAAGTATTAAAGCCTTGATTAAGCCCATCGGCGGCAGTCAGATAGAACTGAGCTGACACACTGACAGTAGTACCAACACCAGTAACCGCATAGCCAAAACCTAAAACAGACTTAAAGCCACTAGGCGCTATGGCACTTGCGCCAGTTACCTGAAAGCCCATATAGCCGCCAATGTAGGCAGCCTTTGTGCCAGCATATGAAACAACGCAGCTAAGATTAAGAAGGCACTTGCGGGAAGAACCTATATAGGTGGTAACCGCAGGACCAGGCGTAGTCAAGTCAATGAAGCTCCCGTTGTTAGTGGTGAACTCATAAGTAGCCACACTTGCTGATGCGATTTGCTGAGCAGCACCAGCACCAGGGGCAGCGATGCGACCCATGATGAAATACGTGGTCTGGTTCTTTCCTACTGCTACTACGTCACCAGGCTGATACTGAATACCGAGCCCTGATTGAAATGCTCGCACGTTGGGAACGACAGTCCCACCAATAATCACCGTGTTAGTTGCACCGATGTCATCCCAAGACTGAACAACACCTTGTTTGTACTCAAGCGAACCATTCTCGGATGGAGCGTTCTGTCCTATAGCTAGGACAGCTGCTATCTCAGCGGCTGTTGCCATTAAATCTCCTTCAAATACTGTTTTCTAGTTTCTATCTGCATCAACCCTTTAGGAGATAGCGGGATAGTTAATTTCTCAATAATGTGTGTCTCTGGCGTTTCATAGTCATCGTAAGTAACTCTGATGACGTCACCAGTCTCAAGAGCTGGATTAGGTACAGTCCCGAGAGACACCGTGTATGGCAGCCCAGTTAGACCGCTAAGCATCGATAAGGCAGCAGCATCACACTGTGCCTGTGTGGTCATAAACGTAGAGTTGAACTTTCTAGGGACCTGACCAAACGGTCCATAGAAGTAGGTTGGTGAAGCAGGATCATTATCGATAGCCACACCACGGACTGGCGGTAGCTCTCCCGCAGGTTCACCAGTAGCGATTACTGCGTTATAGACAGAGTCACGAGAGATGTTCTGCGAGATCTCAGCAAGTACACCGTTACGTCCAGAGTTGATGGTGTACACGGGTGTCTTAGTTGGATCCGGACGTGACTTGATTTGCAGTCTTCCCGTGTAGTCAAAGTACATAGTCTTTGAGAACGAGTTGACTAGATCTAGCAAGAACTTTAAGCGATCGTCATCGCATACATGCTGGATACCCAATAAGGTAGTACCGGCAGAGAAGTCATAGACCGTAGTAACACCAGGCATAACCTGCTGCACCAGTTGATCCACCACGCCTTGAACTGACGCAGAAGAACCGAAGACTTGCGATTGCAACATGAACGCATCAGCAATATTGGCCATACGGTCCGCACCTGTAAGCGAGATCAGACCTCTAGGCTCGTCACGCTTAGCGCTATTGATACGGAAGTAGCCGAGACCTACATACTCTGCCTTGCCATTGCCATACACGATACCGCGTTCAATGAAGAGCTCTTGACCATAAGGGCTACCCAGATCAGAAGCAGCAAGCGGGAACGAGTCAAGTCGTGCCGTAAGCGAGCATGTAGCGTTGATATCAGCAGTAGAGTCATAGGTGACAGAACCACTCTCTACATCAATCACTGTTCCAACAGGGTTGACCCCTATCTGATTAGGGGCACAGATACGCGCTCGCAGCGCAATGTTATGAGCGTTAGGAATAGTTCCAAAGAACTGATCACTTGCTAGACGCATATCTGTACCACCTCTCGTTTATTAAGGAACAATGACTTCGCCACTGTCCGCGATTGAATCCTGAAGGTTGCTCCAAGACGACTTAGCTGTAACCACATCTGCCCACGTTGCATAAGTAGCAACAACGTCAAGCCATAGAATCGTGTCACCGGCGATAGTCACACCAGGTGCAGCTACTTCTACTAGAGGCAATGTGAACTGTCTCCACTCTGTGAACATAGAGTTCTTGGAAACAGTGATGTCACGGATAACCGCATACATCGTTGGGACTTGCTCATCTAATCCAGGAGCCTGAACAAAGATAGGCTGTCCCGTAGCTAATCGAGCATCCATGTCTCTATACTCAGCCAACGTCTTAGTTGTAAAAACCAAGGTCAGTGATCTAGAACTTTGAACGTCGCTAACCACAACAGGGTTAGTCCTACCGATAATGTCGAACACCTCGGTACGCGCCGACCTTGTAATCGCAGAAACATCATTGACGTCTACCTGGATATTCAAGGAGGGACGTGAAGGGTTCTTAATCCATACACCAGTAAGCACAGGCGTAATGGTCTGTGTATCACGGGCAGAGTATGGACGCTTACCAAACATAACCGTTGCAGCTTTGGATATAGC